TAGGGTGCCCTGAAGTGTCGTGTTGGCCGGGTTGTAGACCCGAAGCTGCCACCCCATCAGGACGACTCTTCAGGCGCGTCAAGCAACCCGTCAGGCAGGGTGAACAGGAACGACACCACGATCACAGCCCCGTCTGGGAAGTCCAACGACCCGTGCGTCTTGTAGGTCACATCAGATTCGGAGGATGCGTCGTTGTGTTGGAACGTCACCGTCAACTGTCGTCCGTCAGCCTGCTCGAAGAAATCACGGACCTCGAACCAGTCGGCCAGCACATCCCTCGACCCGGGAGGGATGCTGTTGCCGTCGTCGTCGACACGTCCATCGATGCGGCATTCGGCTTCGACAGGTAGCTCGCCTCGCACATGGTTTCGTTTCCGTGTCCCGGCGACACCGGGGATGACACGGTTTCCGCCACGGGACGGACCTGCCCCGACGAACGGTAGCGGGTCCATGAACACTCTCGGTGTTCCGGCGTGGAGGGTGGTGGTGCCGTTGTGGAAGGTCACATGTGTGGGGTGGTCGGCTGTTGCCATCAGGCGACCTCGTCGGCAAGATGCCGGATGCCGTCACGGGCACGGAACAGGTCCACATCTGTCGGGGGCTGCTGGAACGTCTGTGTGACGTTCACCGTCCGGGCCGCATCTATCTCGCCGCCGAGGTTGCCGACACGGGCCGACGGGCCACCGTCAAGCAGCCCAGACAGGTCGGGTGGGATCGGTGCGGCTCCAGCCAGCATGTCGCGGGACAGGACGAACTCGCCAAGCTGGAGACGGGTGTCGACCTCGTCGCCACGCCGCGGCCCGGAACTGACCGGTCCGACACCGGCCCAGCCGCCACGGTGCGACACCACATGTGGCTGAGGGATAGACGTGTCGATGTTCGACCCGGTACGGACCGGGATGTTGACCGAACCGGGCAACCTGCCCACCTGGCTGACGATGTCACCCAACGCACCGAATGCGTTACCGGTGACGTTAACGTCTATCTCTTTGACCTCGGGCAGGTCGTTGGCTGCAGAGAACAGCTCCACGAACAGGTCACGGGCCAGGTCGGCAGCCTCACCCGACAGCCCCATCGACTCGACCAGATCGTCGGCACGACCCTTGATCGCCTCTAGCGAGGTGACACCGTCGTCATGGGCAGCAGACAGGTTGCGTAACGCGAACTCGGCGTCCTGAGCAGCCTCGAACTCATCTATCAGCGCCTGGTTGTACTCCTCCGTTCCCTGCTTGCCTTCCTCCACCAGACCGTTGACCGCAGCCTGCGCATCCTCGAACCGGTTGAGGGCACGACGGGCGTTGAAGATCGGGTCTGCGATGGCACGCTGCTGGGCCTCGAACTCTGACAGCGCCTGAGTGGCAGACTGCACCTCGTCTTCAAGGTCGGAAAAGTCGCCTTCGAGGTCGTCGATGTTGATACCCAACTCTGCAGCCGCGACACGGGCGTCATCCATCGAAAGGGTGCCGTCCTCCAACCCTTGAGCAAGGTCGCGGGCAGACTGGGCGGCATCCATATGTTTGCGAGCCGACTCCTCCATCGGCGTCAACCCGGACTCAAGCTCTTCGGTGTACTTCGCCTGCGCCTCACGGGACCGGTCTGCCGAACCGGTCAACAACTCCAACCCGTGACGTGCTTCGGCGAGACGGTCTGCGGCAGCACGCCACGGCATCACCGAATCGCGGACCGCATCGGTGAGGATGGACCAGGACAGCTCGGACTCTGACGTGGAGTCCACGAACTCGGTGAACGACCGGCCAGTCTCTCTAGTTTCGTCACGCATGTCGGCGAGCGACCGGTTGTACTGTCCCACCCCGTCCGCCAACGCAACGATCGCGATCGTTACCGGGTTGATGAGCCCAACCATCCCACTCAACAAGGGAGCCATCGCTGCCAGCCCTCGTGCCATCCCACCGATAGCCCACAGAGCCGGACCTGTAGCTGCAGCCAAACCGGAAACGACCACGATCAGGTTGAGCAGACGCGGGTTGGTTTCAGCAAGCCGTTGAAACAGGTTGGCGACACTCTCCGCGAAACTCGCCAGCATATCCAACAGTCCGGATTCGCCGATGGCGATGGCTGCACCTTCCATCGCAGACCGCATCCTGGCCAACGACCCGTTCAAACCTTCCATCTGCCGTTCGGCAACCTCCTCAGCCGTACCCCCAGCATCCTGCAGATCGTCAGCAAACTCTTTGAGAGCGTCCCCGCCACGAGCCACCAGGGTTGCCATCGCAGGGCCGGCACGTTCCCCGAACAGCTGCATCATGTCCGAAGTGTTCGCCCCTGAATGCTCCAGGTCGCGGATGATCTCATCCAACGGACGTAACGACCCGTCAGCTTCGAGCGCGTTGACACCGAGCCGTTCCAACACGTCGGCTGCAGGTCCGGTTTCGTTCGCCAACCTCGACAGCGCCATCCGCAGCGACGTACCCGCACGGCCCCCTTGGATACCGGCGTCACCCATCAGACCGATAGCCGCAGCAACCTCCTCAACCGACACGCCCAACCCGGCAGCGACCGGAGCGACGAACGACATCGCATCGCCCAACTGGCGGACATCGGTGTTCGCAGATATCGAGGTTGCAGCAAGCACATCGACGAGACGGTCCATCTCGGACACGTCCATGTTCATGCCCTGCAGCACGTTCGACGCGATATCGGATGCCTCGGCTAGCTCCAACTGTCCTGCGGCAGCCAGGTTGAGAATCCCGGGCATAGCTTCATATATCTCGTTCGTCTCGAACCCTGCCTGTGCGAGAAACGCCATCCCGTCAGCAGCCTGCGCAGCAGAAAACTGTGTCGTCCGGCCAAGCTCCTGCGCCCGTTCATTCAGCCGGTCGAAATCGTCACCGGTCGCCTGCGTCAACGCCCCGACACGGTTCATCGACGACTCAAAGTTTGCGGCTGTCCTCACGATCACGGTGCCCATCGCCACGATCGGGGCAGTAACCCTGCGCGTCAGCGTCCGTCCGGTCTGCTGCATCCGACGGCCGACACGGTCGAACCTTTGCTGCAGGGTCCGTTCCATCTGCTCGGCATCACGATTCAGCCGGGACGTATCAAGACGTGCTTCGACAAACCCCTCACCGATGCGTTCCCCACCTGTCGCCATAGAGGGCACCTCCGTGTAGGGTGGGGAACGTCAAGGGGGAAACGATGGGAGACGAACCGCTACATCAGCGGCTAGACCAGGCCGGCCGGAAGATGCAGAAGGCCGGCGGGATACTGACGTTGGCGATCACCGTGCCGGTAGCCGGACTGCTGCTGTTCGGCTGGCTCGGCCTGATTGTCGGTGTGCTGATCCCGGTGGCTGTGTTTACTGCGAAACGTCGTTCCGACGGGGCCTAACGGGGACCTTCGAGGACGCCTCTACAGCTTTGTGAAACTCTGTCTTGCGTTCTTCGACCTGCTCCGGCGTGAGCCGTCGTGTCCGAGGCGGATCGAGCCACTTGTCAAGGTCAGGGAACTCTTTGGCCCTGCCGAGATAGGCAGACTCCCACATGCGGGTACGAGACTGGTCGTGACGCCACCGCCAGCCGTCCAGTTCGGCAGCGAACTCTCGGGGGGTCAACTGCCAGAAACGGTCGACATCTATCCCTGATCGGACGGCGGCTCGGCACTGTTGGTCCCAGTCCCAGCCGCCGTCGGAGGGTCCGCAGGCTCTTGCTCCTCCGGAAACCACCGTTCCAACGCTGCAGTGAACGCATCCATAACCGGGCTAGCGATATCATCGAACGTGGCGCCGTCGTCGATGGCGTCCTCTATCAGCTCCTCAACCTGGGATAGTTTGAACTCTCGTCCGCCGGTCCGGTTCTTCAGCCGTGCCCCTTCAAGTCCGGCAAGAGCCACACGGTTGAGGGTGTCAATCCCGAAAGCGCCGCCGTACAGGTGGGCTGCCAGCTGCGGGACAGTTTTCTGTGTCAGCCGTTCCGCCATCGCAATAGCGGTGTTGGTGAATCTGAGAGGAGGTTCGTCCTTGACCGGAAGATGGAGGGTCTGCCGTGGATCAGCCATCGTCACCTCCGAGCGCATCTAACGCCTGCTGCCTTAGATGGTCGGGGATGTCGCTTTGAAGGCAGACCTGCAGCGCCGTCGTGGCTGCGGTGAGACGCCGCCGCAGGTCCCGTGCCTTCGCACCGGCTGCAGACAGCTGAGCGTAAGCGTCATCCAACTCCTGTTGAAGGAGTTCAACCTTCGACGGAACGTCGACCATCAGGACGACTCGACATCACGCCACGCACCCGACACCTGGAAGTTCGCCGAGATGGTCGCAGCCTCCTGATCCGGGAACGACTCCGAGATGGAGGTGAGGAACCCGTCGGCTTCCTTCCACGGCTCACCGTCCTGCAACATGCGAGCCACGATGGTTTCCTGGTTGTCGTAGGCGGATTCGAGGGCGGCGTAGGCGGCGTCGTCGGGAACCCACAGCCCATCGAACGACATGGTGCTAGAGAGCCGTCCGGGGATGAACCGTTCGTAAGCGTCTAGCTTGTGGGACACGTCGATCGTTGCAGCGTTGCGTTCACGTGTGGCGCCGCGCTGTCCGGCGAGGGCTTGGAAGTCTCCGAGGCCGTCAACGTCGACGTAGAGGAGGACGTCTGCGCCGTTGAGTCCGATGTCTTCTGCCATGATGGCTCCTTACATGCGAAACCCGCCCTCTCGTGGGCGGGCAGGTCGGATGGTTGGTCGGTTACAGGGGTTGGTAGGTGACGGTCCAGCGGCCACGACCGAAGTGGCCGCCCCGGCGGGTCACCGTGTTGCCGTTGACGTTCACAGCGGCCGTGTAGCCGTCGTGGCGGACAACCTTGACCGAAGCCGGGTCTGGTTCGGCATCGAGCTGTAGCGAGAACTCGGGGCCACGGAACCGTTCGCTACGGGTCTCGTCGACGGTGGCCTGCGCCGACGGCTCAGGATCGTCTGTGAGCGCCTGCTCGGCAGCGTCACGGCCACGCACCCGCTGTGTCTCCCCATCGACGGTCACGTCATACCAAGGCCCACCGACATGGACGATAGGTTCGGCCGCACCGGACCCGGAGGCGGGAGGAGAGTCCGGGTCCGGAGGGCCTGCGTGGTCAGCTTGACTCATCGTCGTCCTCCATCAGCCTCAGCGACATAGACACGATCCGGGCCTCATAGTCGTCGGTGTTCTGTGTACGCACCTCGCAGCGGGCTACGACTCCACGCCAGCCGGCAAACGTCAACGGGTTGCGGTGGAACAGGCTGCGGATATGTTCGGTCGTCTCTTCCAACGTCTGCGTCTGCCCTGACGGAACATGCAGGTAGATGTCTCGCCACACGAACCGGCCAACATGGGTTTTGGTGTCCCACGGAGAGTCGGACAGGCTGCCGGTGGTAGAGATATACGGCAGTTCAGCGTCGGCGGGGACACGGCCTGCGGTGAACACGGCCGGGACCCCTGACCCTTCCGGGAACTCGGTCAACGTGTCGGCTACGACAGAGTCGCCGGTGAGACGTTGGTAGACGGCTGCGGTGAGTCCGTCCATCAGACGCCTCCAGTCATCATCCGTGAGATGGTGCGGGTGTTGTTCCACAACGACGGGCGGATGAACGGGTTACCTGGACGGCCCCTGCCAGTCTGATATTCCATGAAGTACCAGAGGAACGC